TGACGTAATTATAGATATCTTACCTATGCGTGGACCCAAATCGTCAACTTTTGTATCGGGATTTTGTTCTCGACCTTACGTCGCACCCATATTCTTCAAAACTACATTATACATGAAACAATCAATCCGCCAAGTTCTTTGGGAACTTAAAGCATCTGATGATGCGATTCGCAGCCTTGCCCGATTACTAGAGAAAACGAAGGACGGTAGCAATGAGATTTACCTTTCTCCAATCGGTAAAGCCCATGGCCCAGAAACTATTCTAAGTGGTTGGGATAGGATCTTTAATAATAATCTTGGTAGCATGAATGATGTCTTACTTAGTTTAGAGGAATCAAATCGTTCCAAATACGGACCAAGGTCAATCGCAGTCCCATGGTCGGAACGTTCTTCTGGTATAGAAAACTCCTTTTCATCTGATCAAGGAAAGAAGATTGAATCCTTCTTACCAGATAGTGGTAGGTTACGACCTATAAGCGAAGATAACGCTGCCAAATTTATTAAGAAACAAACGTCAGCAGGACTACCTACGATGGCCAAGAAAGGTAATGTTCTAATGGAAACACTTAATACTCAATGGAGCCGCTACTCAACAACCGATGGAGAGTGGTACATACCAGCGGTGCCTTTTACTCGAACTCAGGAAAATATGAAAACTCGTCTTGTTTGGGGATACCCTCTAGTTTATGTTCTAGATGAGATGACTTTCTACAGACCCATCCTTGAGGAACAGTCTAAGAAATCTTGGAGAGCAGCACTTCGTTCAGCTGATGACATCGACTCAGCGATCACTCAACTCATCAACTACGCCCGTAGTCGTGGAAAAGTTCTTTTAAGTATCGACTTTTCCAATTATGACAACACTGTTAAGGAAACTTTACAGAGTTATGCTTTTAATGATTACTTTAAGAGTTTATTTCAGCCAGAATTTAAATCCCGGTTGCTGAATGACTCGGAAAGATTTAATAGAATACCTATTATAACGCCTGACGGTATACTTTCTGGTAAACATGGCATTCCATCTGGTTCAGCTTACACGAATGAAGTAGGATCAGTGGTGCAGTATGGTATCTCACAAACTTTTGATGAGAACCTAGATAATTTTCAGATCCAGGGTGACGACGGAGCTTACGCAACCTTCGATCCTGAAGGTCTTAAAGACCATTTCCGTTCATACGGACTGGAAGTTAATGATGAAAAGTCTTATATGTCAGATGATTTTGTTGTTTATCTTCAAAACCTTTATCATACTGATTATATTCAAGACGGTTTAATTCGTGGAATTTATCCTTTGTATCGAGCTTTGCTTAGGATTGTCTACCAAGAGAGATTCAATGACTTTTCTGAGGATGATATTAGTGGTAAAGATTACTATGCGATACGTACTCTTTCGATACTTGAAAATTGTAAAGCGCATCCTTTATTTAAAGAATTTGTCGAGTATATTGTTGGATTAGACAAGTACAACTTAGACTTTAGCGACCAAGGCCTTTCATCGTATATTAAGATGCGTGAAAAGCAAGATGGTAAAGACATTAGGTTTACGGAGTATAGAAGAGGAGACGGGTTTGGTATTAAATCTTTTGAATCTTATAAACTTGCTAGAAAACTTATTGTATAATTAATTTC